AGCGATACCTCAGCTGACTTGACTTCCTACAATGGTCAGTATATACTGACAACTATCTATGTCAGATTGGTACCTAAAGAATTTAACTTGAAAGTACCCGGCCCTAATATTCCTCAAATTTGGAAATGGGTGATAGTAAACTACTCTATTCCCATCTATATCGAACGCCAAACTAATGTGCATGAGCAGATACCCATCATGTTTGGTTGTCCTAACGATGATGGCAACAAGTACCAAACTAAGGCACTGCTGGCTAATGTCAAACCTATGCAAGAGGTAGGTTCAGCATTAATGAATGCCCAAATTCATGCAGAACGACGCAATCTTAATGACCGTGCGTTATATAACCCACTTTACATTGACAAGAAAACTGTAGAAAACCCTAACACATCCGGCAAGATGCCAATCAAACCAATGGCGTACAATGGTGTGCCACTTGATGCTATCTATAAACCAATACCGTTTGAGTATGGTTCTTCGGCAATGCGTATGCAGGATATACAAACAGTTCGTGGTATGGCTGATATGGTAGCCGGTCAGAATGCAGTGCAGCGTGGTCAGTTCCAGAAAGGTAATAAGACCGCTGGTGAATTTAATACTGTAATGGATAATGCTGATGGCAAGACTAAAGTCCAAGCCATTGTGTTAGAAGATCAATTCTTCACACCTTTGAAGTTGGTAATAGAATCCAACATCTTGCAATACCAGGCCAATGATACTATCTACCATAAAGAATCAGATACAAATGTAAAGATAGACCCGGTAGTATTGCGTAATGCAGTATATGAGTTTGCCATTACTGATGGGGTTGATCCATCTTCTCAAGAGATGGATGAAGATGTTTGGCAAACTGCAATGCAAGCTATAGGGTCTAGTCAAGCTATTCAAGCTGAGTTCAACCTAGCTGATACATTCTCTTACTTGATGCAGGTTAAGGGAGCGCCAGATATATTGAAGTTCCGCAAACCACCTGAACAAAAAATGTTTGAGCAGGCTCAGGCTCAGTGGCAGGCTACACTGGTTCAGTTAGTTAAACAAAACCCAGAAATCAAAGCTGAGCAATATCCGCCTCAACCTAAACCAGCAGACTATGGACTTGGTACAAATGGCCAACCACTACCTCAGTCTCAGTCCGGCATGCAAACAGCGGCGCAGAAACAGCAATCATTACAGTCTATGTTAGTGGGTGATATGACTAAGAAGATGGGTGGTCAAGAAGAACAAGGCGAACCTAGTAACCAGCCAGAATCACAAGAACCTAACGAGGGGTAATAAACTATGCAATTAACTCAATCATCCTTTTCAACATTTGCATTAACTCCTGATGAGCAGTATAACGGGCAGCTCTTATCAGATACGCAGAAGGCAGTACTGTGTAATTGGCGAACTAGCTTAGCTCAAGTTCAACTCAGCTCACGCATTGATGTAGGTAATATATACCAATCTGTTCAAGATGAGGCTTATCGCCGCGGTCAGATCGATTTTATTACTGCACTATTGGAAACAGCTGAAGCCACAGTGACAGACATGCAAGAAGCAAAACAAGTTCAGCAATAGCCATGCTTAGCCATGCTTAGTTTGACTCACACGTAGCTGGGGTGGGTGGGCATTCCACCGGGCGGCGGTGAGGCAGTTGCAGACATATAAGCTCAAGCGCCTTAGCGCTAGGTTGTCATTGAGGATAGAAATATAGTTAGTTCGACGAAGCGTAGCGAGGAGATTAACTAACTATATTTATTGACGATATTGACAACCGTTGAGCATATGTCATGCTATCTGCAAGCCGACCGGGGTACGCCTAACACAGCGGAGTATCACTAAACCACTAATGTAACAGTTTTTTTTATTAACCAAAGTAGGCACCTTTATGACTGGATCAACTTCTTTTTTAGGCAATATATCTAACATGTTTCGCACTTCACCTAATCCTAACCAAGCTTTAGGTAATCAACCACAACAACAGATTGCAGCACCAGTTCAACTGACTGGCAGTCAGCAGCAGGGCCAAGATACATTGCCATCACAACTTAATATCAACCAACCTGGGCAACCAGGCAATACCAACACTATTAATGCTGCACCCGCACAGGAATCCCAAGCCACAGACCCGCTTGCGAATTTATGGCAAACTGACCCTACGAAGCAAGCTTCTAATGCACCATTGAAGTTTGATCTGGATCCTACTAAATTAGCTGAATTAGCAGGCAAACTGGATTACACTCAAGTAGTTACACCAGAACTAAGAACTAAGATCGAAGCCGGCGGCCCAGAAGCTACATCAGCAATGTTATCTGCAATGAACGCAATGAGTCAGGTAGCATATCAACAAAATGCGCAAGCCACCACTAATCTTATACAGGCAGCAGTGGATGCTGCCACTGTAAAAACACTACAAGCAGTTGATAAAAGGCTTGGGCAAACTGCTATTAACGGTTTTGTCCAAGAATTCAACCCAGCTTTGAATGACCCAAAGTTTGCTACACTTGTTAATGCAACACGTGATCAAATTTTAATGCAGTTTCCTAACGCAACTCCAACTCAGTTAACTGAAATGGTATCCAATTACTTTAATGATTTGGGTATTGCTGCTAACCCGCAGTTGGCTGCATTGCATAAACAACAACAAACTCAACAACCCGGAATGCTTAATCAGCAGACTGCGCAACCTGATCAAGGCATTGATTGGCTACAGTATGCGCAGACTAATGTTGCGTTACCGAGGCATTGAGTTAATAACTAATTCAGTTAGCTAATAACTTGAATACTTTATTCTTATTTCTTTTTAAGGTGATATTATGGCTTATCAATGGGGGCCTTATGGCCCAGCTCTCATACAAGGTTCGCAAGTATCTGGCGGCGCGTTAGATACTGGCGGTTTATATAACTGGAATAATGCAGCAGGCGCTACAGTTCCACTGGTTAACAATGAGATTGTCCAACGCTCATTTGCTAACTCTATTCAATATCTATTGCCGAATGGCGAGTCAAGCCTATTCGGTTTGTCATCCAAGTTCGGCGAAGAAACAGCGCTTGCTATTGAGCACGGTTTCTACACTAAGGTGATGATATTTCCGACATTTACTATTTCGGCCTCACTCGCTACTGGTGCCTCATCTTGTACTGTGTCTAATTCTGCTGCTGCTGCTCAGGCTATCCGCGGAGGTCTCTATCTTTGGGTAGGTACTGTAAATGCTGGCGGTTCTGGTATGGCTACTACTGATACTACATTTGCGGGTGAAATTGTGCAGGTTACTTCGGTATCCGGTACTACCATCAATCTTACCCGCGCTGTCGGTAGCACTGTGCAGCAAAGTTCCACGCCTCAGTATAGCCTATTTGTGCATGTGGGCAATGCATATGCTGATGCGTCTACTAGACCTGACTCATTCCTTACTCAAGAAATTCGTGTAACTAACTACACACAAATCTTCCGTAATGCTTGGGCAATATCCGGTTCTATTGCTGCGCAGCAAAACATAATTGGTGAATCCAATATTGCCAAATCTCGTTTAGAGTGCATGAACTACCATGCAATGGATATTGAAAAACAAATCATATTCGGTAGTAAGGGAACGACTGCCTCGTTGGTAGCCATCGGTACATCTGGTTATCAAGGCCGTACACTGCAGGGTGTTATTCGCCAAATCACTGATAACCAAGGGCAGAATCTGTTTCTACCTGGTGATTTGGGCACATCTACAGGTGCTAATAATATCACCACTGCTGCATCCAATAATTCATCCGGCTTATCCACACCTGGTTATCTCAATATTGATGATTTGGAGAACTGGTTTAATTTCTTGGTTGATATGTCATACACACCGATGTCAGGTAAATCACGTGTTGCTTTCGGTGGTAAGAATGCACATGTTGTGCTGAACAGATTGGCTCGCAAAGAAGCTAACTACTGGATTGAAAATGGCACAACCGAATGGGGATTGCGTTTCGCTAAGATCAATTTGACTCGTGGTGAGTTAATCATTATCGAACACCCGTTGTTCAATACCAATCTGGTTTGGGCTTCATATATCTTAGCGCTGGATATTCCTGCCATTTCTATAGCTTACCTGATTGGGCGTAAAACACAGGCTGAAGAGTATAACCAAAAAGGGTTAGCAGTTGACTCTGCTATCGATGCTCAAGGCGGCTCACTCTTGTCTGAGTTGACTATCATGTGCAAAAATCCTTCTGGCTGTGGTCTGATGACCAATGTTACTACTGCTGTATCTACAGCTGGTGTAGTTTACTAAACTCTCGGTGGGTTGGTATACTGGGCACAAGGATGTGCTCTTTTTTTTTTATAATCTTATAAGGTAATAAACATGAATAAGCCAATTAAACCTTTCTCCCTTGCTGCATCAGTCAATAAAGCATATGATGATCTTTTCGATGATGCCATCATACCAGTCGGCAAACAAGCGGCAGGCGATAACCAAACAGCAGACGATGATGTTCCGCCTATGCTGTATACACTTTCAATACCAGGAACTTGTTCTTGGCCGCTCAATGCCGGTAGAGTTCTGTTTGTTAATGGTATCGCAGTAGTTCGTGGCTCTAAACTACAAGCTGAATTAGATGCATTTATTACAGCCTCTGGCCATGTTGGGGCTACTAAAACTCGGTTTGACCATACTAATCCACGACATGACCCTTTTGCTGGTCGTACTCAGGCAGGTAATGCGCACCTACGAAAAGGTATATTAACTGCTATGGGTAATGGCGGAATTGAAACACAGGGCGGGCATAACAATATCGCGCAAGGTTCCGATCTGGAGCAAGCATTATTATCTGGCGCTGATGGGTCTTTAGGCATCGACCAAACCGCATTATTACAGCAGACTGAAAGTCGCAAAACTTTAGCAAATAAGATAGCTAATATTCAAAAGCAGAACGCAGTGCCAGGTATTGAGCAAGCCGGCATTTCAACTAACGCTGAAGCATAATTATGACTACACTAGCTTCTTTATTGGCTAGTGTATTCACTTACACTATGCGACCTGATCAGATTGCTAGAACCCAACAAGCTCTAACTAATGCAATAATAAAAGAGCATTCAGAGTTGGACTATGTTGAAGATTTAGCTCTGCAATCACCAATCTCACTTACACAAAACTCACCTAACCTTTTTAGATATTCAGTATCTTTAGTGTCTGCTGGTTTGTACCCAGCATGTCGTAAGATACTGATGATTAAAGAAATTCCAGCCCATACTTATCAAGATTTTGGTACATTCTTTGGTGACTATGGTACACTGGTATTTAACCGAACCAAAGCTAGTGATATCATAGATAACTACTATGCAGAACGGCGCAATTATTATTCTCAGATAGGCCAAGTTATTAATTTGGTGGCTGATAGAGAAGTAGATAATGTAGGTATATTATATTATGCTACCCCAGTAGTTGATTGGTCTGGTGGTATACCTTATGTAGATTGGATTGCAGATCAGTTTCCTAATCTATATATTTATGCAGCAGCCGCTGAGGTATTTAAAGTCATCGGAAAAGATCAACAAATGAAAGCGATGTTGCAACTTGTAGCAGAGACAAGAATGGCAGTAATTAAATCTAAAATTAATGAGGACACTTAAATGCCGGCTACTTCTTATACACCATCATTAACTGATCTATCCCATCCAGTAATAACTGACCCGGCCGAGTTATCATTTGAGGAGATTGCCTTAATTAAGGCATATGTGGTCAATACAGTCATGCCAGCCTTGTCAGCCGGTATCGTACCCCCATCACTGTCTGGTTTTTCGTATGCCGGATCGTACTCAGCAACAACTCAGTACTATGTTAATAATATAATATCTGACTTTGGTGCCGTATATATTGCTAATTTATCCACTAAAGGAAATCCCCCTTTAGCTGGACGCAGTAATACTCAGTGGACTTTGGTAGTACCGGCTAATTCAACACTAACATCTGAAGGGGATTTACTATACTTTAACTTTGGTGCTAATGCTAGGTTACCAATAGGACTACCGGGAACTAAACTCACATCTAATGGATTAGATCCTGCGTGGACCCTAGATGACTCACTGCAAGGACTATCAACTAATCCAAATAATGGAACCAGCTTATTCAGTAATGCATATAATGGCCCTTTTGTTGCCGGTGCTCCAGGCGCATTACCGCCTCCATTTTGCTCATTTCCTAATCCTGCTATGGGGCCGGTCAGGCGCCCAGTAAGTAGAAGTTATACTAGCGGATTTCATGTATGGCTTAATAAGCAACACGAGGTTTGCTTTAGAGGTACATCAGGCGCTTATTACTTTGGTGGCACTAACGGTACTGGGCCTAACCTAGGTACTACTATATTAAACTGCTTTAGCTCAGGTGATCAATTAACTACAGGTGAGGTATTTGTTCAGATTCATGCTGCATTTAATACTATATTGGCTTTAACTAACATTGGTAATATCTATGCAATAGGCAATAATGCATTAGGTTTGTGCGGTGATGGTACCACAGTAGAGAAACGACTGTGGTCTAAGGTACCGACATTAGGGCCTTTAGCTACTTGGAATGGTTTAAATAGCCCTATTGTTGCTATGCATGTCGGTATTGGTTCTGGTGTAACTGCTGCCGAAGCAGGTAATCCATGTTGTGTTTTTGCTATTGATACTTTAGGCAGGCTATTTGCTTGGGGCAGTGGCGCTTTAGGTCAGTTAGGTGTTGGGGTAATTCTTGGCGCTACAGTCAACTGGCCTACTTTAGTTACTGGGCCTTGGAATGCAGGTAGTACTATAGTGCCTGTAGTCCAGATTCACTCATCTGGTGTTCATACATTATTAATAACTCAAGCATACGAAGTTTACGCTACAGGTTACAATGGCGGTGGCGGTTCCACGCATGGAGGTGCGTTGGGTAATGGCAATAACACTAACCAACTTACCTTTATAGTCACTACACTAACTGGAACACAAGTAATAGCATCAGCTGATAATTCAGCAGCAACCGCTGGCTATTATGCGACTAGCTACATAATGGCAAAAGCCACTAACCAATTGGCTACAACTGGCTATAATGGGGATGGCAGACTAGGTAATGGTACAACCACAGTAGCCAATACTTGGCAATTTAATTTAGCCATCACTGCTGCTCCTGCTAGTTATATGGTAGTTGCTGGAGAAGGTTTAGATTCTACTGTATATGTATCTGTAACAGGCACAGGCAATACACAGCTTTATGCTGCTGGCTATGGTGGCGGAGGTCAATTAGGCGGAGGTAGCACAACTAATTCAAGCTCATTTACTTTACTATCATCTGTATCGCAGTTCTCATATGTGACAACAGCGACTAATGGTGTGGTTAATACTACATCAGTTCTTTTTGGTAACAATCTAGTCACTCAAGCCGTACCTATCCACTGCGCCGGTGCCGCTGGTGCTCATGGTGTATTAGTGTTAGCTAAGGATAGCACTAATACATACGGCCCAGACTGGTGGTATTTAGGCCCTCAAGGATCTTTAAACATTACACCCATAGCAGAGGCTACTATTGATTATATTCAGCTGTTTCCGATGCCTGTGAATATAGCAAATGGTAGTGATGTTATTGTTGATGTGATTAATAATGGACAGGCATTTGGTTCGCTAAATTCTTGTGTAATACAAACTGCATCAGGAAAACAGTTTGCTATAGGCAGCAATACTTATTGTCAATATAATGATTCTGCACTATTTCAGGCACAATTCATATCTGTAGGTATTTAATAGGAGGTTAAAATGGCAGAGTATTTATATCGGCCCAGCCTAGACACAGGTACTATGCCATTAGCTTCTAGATATGCTGGGCGTACCATCATACAGCCCGGTATTGATCAGGCTTACCTGAATAGAATGACAACTCAAGGGCAGTCACAGGATAAAGGAAATCCTGAACCTTATTACATTCACGATATACTGCCCACTCAACAAGGAATCAAATCAGTAGCTTATCAACTTGCTGCTCAAACACAGGGTGTTAGTGTTGATACGTTTGATCGTATATTACCAGTTAGAGATTCATCTGATAATATAGGTTTTATAGGTATAACAACCGATGCTAGAACATTCATACTATCTTCATATGCTCCGTCGTGGGCAGAAATAACACCAGTTGGCCAGCCTGCTACTGTTGAGGTAACAATAGCAGACGCTACAGGACAGTCATTTATCTGTTATCCAGGGTTTGATATATTCATAGTAGACATCATCCACAGTACATTAATTGCTTCAGGTATATCTTGGGGTGCTATGAATGACGCTAATAGCAATGCAGTAACTAATGCATCTATTCTTGGTATCGCATCATGCTATAACATTTTGTTAGCTCACGATGGTTATACCATCTACTCATCATCAGTACTATCTCCCACAGATTTTAATCCATCTTTAAGTACCGGCGCACAATCTCTTATACCTTCAGCTATGAATGGTAAGATAATTGTCATTATGCCGGTGGGTATCGGTTTTGCCGTATTTACGTCTGCCAATATTGTAGCAGCTCAGTACGCTGGGCAGACTCAAAACCCTTGGATATTTAAACCCCTTCCTAACTCAGCTGGTATCAAATCCGTGACAGCAGTTAGTTCTACTGGAGCTGACGGAACTGTATATGCATGGACTACTTCAGGGTTGCTACAAGTATCTGTTATCGATGCTAAGACAACTTTACCAGCTTTAACTGATTTGTTATCATCAAGAATATTTGAAGATTTTGATGATGCTACAGGATTGCCGTTTGATCAAATGATCTATACTGACATGCACGTTCGTATAGCTTATGCTAACTCTCGTTATATAGTAATAAGCTATGGGCCAACTCAACCTATGGCTTATGCCTATATATATGATATTGCATTAGGACAGTTTGGCAAGTTACGCCAATCGCATGTTTGTGTATGCGAATTTCTAGTAGACCCTGATGGAACATTGCTATCGTTTAATGATTTAAGTACATTATCGTATGCTGATTTAGGAATTAAAAATTACTCCAATCTTGCAATAATGTCCAACAGCGCTGCTTCGCCTAAACGAACATTAGCTATGCTAACACAGTCTGGTAGTATTTTCATACCTGTTATTGACGAATTTAATTATTCTGCTAATGCTTGTATAATAATGGGATATTACAGACTGATAAGAAACAGATTAATTGTATTGCAAACAGTACTTGTTGAGAATATCAACTCAGACAACTTTAACTATACTGTTGATGCAATTACTTCTCTTAATGGTAAAGACGTAGCTAGTATTGTCCCACTAGTTGACTACACTGAGAGCATGGGTAATTTATACCAAGCAGGTAATTCATCAATTGCTTGGATGCTCGGGTATGCGTATGGCGTAGATTTGTCATTACGTATTAGGGGTGCATTTAATTTAGTATCTCTCGAAATGCGATTTACGTTGGATGGAGACAGTTAATGTCAGTTAACTTAGGAATACCTCAATCGCCACCTAACACACCCGACACTTATCTATATGCCAGATTAGTAGAGATATATAACGCACTTAATAATTTGGCTAATAGTCAAATGAGCAATAGCATACTTCAATTTGCTAATATCACATTAACCTGCCGAGCATCTGAATCAATATTAGCAAATTCATTTGTCAATATTCAACCTAATGGGTTAGTACGTAATGCCACAGCCGTTACTGGTAGAGCATTGCCAGTTGATGGTAGTGGCGCTTCCGTATTTGCATCGCCTGGATTATCAACTGACCGAAGCTGTAATGCATTTTCTACTTCTGCAATACCATTAGGTTCTGCCGGAGTAGTAATACTTGCTCCTTGTACATTACAAGTTAGCGGACTTGTTACAGGCTCTAAGTATTATTTGTCAGCAAACACAGTTGGCTCACAAGGTACAATCTACGGAGCACCTGATGCAGGTGCAGGTAATGGCTATCTACACCAATATGTTGGGTTAGCTTTAACATCGAAAACACTTTATTTTAACCCTGAATTAAATCCACTACAATGGTAGGATAATATAATGAGTACACCACTGCCTACAAATTCATCATCAAATTCAGTTAATTTACTTACAGCTCTGAGTCCAATATTATTAGGCTCAGGTAAAGCATCATCAGCTGAAACAGGTGGCCTGAGTGGTAATACACTAGGTTCACTAACTAGCCAGCTGACTAATGGTAAGTACTCAGCTGGACAAGCTACAGCAGATACTAACAATGCGGTTAATAATGCATTGAAAATGGCATTCCAATCTTTTGTGCCTAAGATAGGCGCATCACAAACACAAGCTGGAGTATATAATTCCAGTCAGACTAACCAACAGATGTCACAGGATATTGGTAATGCATCAGCAGCGGCAGGGGCTTTAACAGCGCAGCAAATAGCCGCATATCAACAGAACCAAAACCAGTTGGCTGGCGTACTGAGTAATAATTCAAAAACTGGTACATCAATAACTTCACCTTCTATTAATCCTACGCAGCTCTTAATGGGTTTAGGTGGCGCAGTCGTAGGTAATGCAGCTATTGGTGCGGCTGGAAAAGCTACAGGGTTGGGCGGAGTTGATCTTAGCAGTGTATTGACTGGCGACCTGAGTTCTTTACCAACTTGGGCTGGTGGTAGTGGGGCTACTCCATCATTAGCTTCTTCTGCATTTTCTGCAGCCCCTTCTACAGTAGGCTCTTCGGTATTACCAACAGCATCTACATTGATACCATCAGCGACTTCTGACTTAGCTGCTACTGCACCGATAGCTGCCGGTACTGACCTAACTGGGGCAGCAGCCGGCTCCGGTATAGTGGATGCTAATACAGCTTTGGCTGCCACTGCTCAAGCTGGCTTAACTTCATCTGCTGGCGCTGCGACTGTAGGTGCAGCTGGTACAGGAGCTGCTGTAGATACTGGTATAGGAGCAGCATTATCTACTGGCGCTGATACAGCTGGAGCAGCCTTAGGTTCTGCTGCTAGTGCCACAGGTGCTGGTATTGCTGACGCGGCTGGAGCAGTATCTACAGCAGCTGCTGATGCAGGAGGGGCAATTGCCGGTACTGCTGCTGCTGATGCGGGAGCTGCTGGAGGAGCTGGTATTATGGACATGTTAGCTCCTGTTATTGCTTTATGGATAGTATGTACTGAATTGAAAGACCAAGGCAAACTCAATATAAGATTATGGGCTAAAGGTTTAGCATACTTCAAAGAACACTACGATGCCGATGCTCAGCGCGCTTATCATCTATGGGCTAAACCTGCAGTAAAGCATATGAAGAAGTATCCATCAGGCAAGCTATGTAAGTTAATGGAGATGCTATTTGTACCTAGAGCTGAATGGATTTCAGGACATAAAACTATTGCTGGGTTTACTGGTTTTTATTCAGTTGAGTTATTCACTTGGTTAGTAGCGGTTATATCTCTAAACAAGGCAGCAATAACTCATCCTGTTAAGTCTATTAAGTCTATTAAGTCTATTAAAGTTTGGTTAAAAGGAGTATTACATGGCGGATTCTAATTCATCTAACACCATCGACGCCTTCTCAGCCTTCTCAGCCTCGGTTGATCCACAAACTCAGTTTACAGCTGCTAGAAATATAGAACAATCAGTAATACAACAACGTGATATATCATCTCAAGTAGCTACCAAAGCTGCACAAGATGTAGCACAGCAGACTGCAGAGCAACAAAACCAGCAAATGCGTGAACAAAATGCAGCTAAGGCGGAAGCTGCTCAGTTCGCTGCAAAGATCGGGCCAGATCAATTGATGGGTCATTTAGCGCAAGCCCAGGCAGAAGCTACTGAACTTGCATTGCAGCAGCGTAAGCAGTACGATAAACTGAATGCCATCTCGTTCTTTGATAATCCTATCAACTATCTAATAGCTCAGCCTCAAAAAGATCAAATAGCTGAGCAAGTTAACTCAGCTGAATCTACTGCTGAATTCGCTCAGCACTCTATTGGGCAAATCAACACACTCAAATCACAGCATATGAAAACAGCATTAGAAACTGCTGATGTGCTGAGTACTGATGCTATGATGAGGCAAGAACACATTAATATGCTAACTGCCCAACAGAAGATAGCTGAGGCTAGTAGTAAGTTAGGTACTGAAAGACTGACAGATATTGGCCTATTACAGCGCGGCGCAACTGAGCAGATTCAAATCAACAATGCTAAAGCTGATCAGATAAGAGCGTCCGCTAGATTTGCTATGGATAAAGAAAGACAGGATGAATGGATATCAGAGAAGGGTTTGAGAGAGGCAGATAGGCAGAATCGTATTGCCCAGTTAGAGTTAGATAAGCAGCGCATTGAATTCATGAAGGAAAAGTGGCCAATTGAAAAAGCCGCAGCTGAATTGAAATACAAAACAGAGGAAGAAAAACAAGTAGGAATTCATATAGAAAATACTCTGCTTAATAATGGTACCAAACTATTAGGTTTACCCATCATCTCATCTATTGAGGATGCCAAACATACCTACTCAGAACCTCAGATAGCTATTATTAAGATGGTTGCTGCTCGCTCTGCTGACTTAACTGCACAAAATAATGCCAAAGGTATTGCAGGTGAGCAACTTTGGTACGGTGATAATCCCGGAGATGTGTATAAGAATATAGCGCTTACAGGTGCATCATTCAAAGGCAAACCTCAGCAAAAGATAGTGGATTACCTACACTCCTTATATGGTCAAGGCTCTGAAGAATTGGCAAAATCCGGTAAAGCATCAGGCATGAATGCTACTGATAAAGAGGCATACAGACTTAGATACATATCTAACCATGCTAATGATACTATTAAACTGCTTAACTCAGATGCAGAGAATAAGAATGTTAGAAATCTATTCTCTGATACAACTATAGATGCTGTAATCAAATCTAATCAGCAACTGACTAATGACCCTATCGCTAAGTTAGTATTTGGTACAATGGTAGCAGGTAATGTTAATAACCAGCGGACTGAATTCGAACCGATTCTCGGCCAAGTAAAAGCTCTTATAGCTGAGAAGAAACTTAGTTTAGCTGATGCTGCTAGAGTTGTACCGATGTTTTATAAATCTTTAGCTGCATATAATAATACACTATTGCAATTTTCTACATTTGGCATGGGTTATCAAGAGGGATATAAAATCAAGTTAGGTAGCGATAGTCTTGATGTGTCAAACCCTACTCAGTTTACTACGGCTTTCAGCAAGTCTATGTTCCCTGATACATTTACACCTTGGGATTAATCGGAACTAACTATGGATACTAACACACAAGAACAAACCAATGGCGACGGCTCTGCTGAGGCAGATACTGTAGACTATAACAGAATACCATCTTATATGATAGCTGCGGATAATCACAACGTAGCTAACAATGATATGTCTGGCTCAGAAATCCTCAAAGGATTAGGTGGCGCTGCTGCCGGAGCCTTGGGTGGGCAGGCTGTTATTCCTATCCCACTTGTAGGTGCTGCAATAGGAGCCTATGTAGGTTGGAAAACTGGCAGCACTGACGGACAATGGGCACAAGCATCAGTCTATTCCGCTACTAACTCATTTTACAACTCAGGCATCACAGTAGCTAACTGGTTTACACCTGAGGAACAAACTGCACAACGTGATACAGCTGAGTGGATTTCATCAATGGATGATGATCTAGGTAAATATTATACAGAGCACAAGGATGAAGTTGATACTGCTGGATTCGTTGCAGGTTCAATGATACCTGGTATGGGTGCACTAAAGGCATACAATATGGGGATGAAGGCATTAGGGCTCACTGCCAAAGCTGGTATGTTTGGCGCTAATATGGAAGCTGCTACAGGCTTGATGAAACCAATGCAGATGAACTTTCTTGCTCAAGCATCTAAAGACATCAATTCAGCTAATACTGCATTCAATATACTTAATAAAAACACACTAGGTTATATTGTTACAGGTGTAGCTGAGCAGGCATTGCAAGGTGCTATATTTGAAACTGCTGTAGCTGCTACCATGTTTAAGTCACCTATCATGGAACAGATGGATGCTAAGGATACGGTAACTAATATATTACATGGTGCCTTATTTGCTGGCGGAATTGGCGGTCTGGCTGAGTCTGCAATGGGGTATGGTGTGCTACGTACATCTAAAATTGCAGCTGAGCATAAGATGAATCCATTCAGAATTACTCAGCATCCGATGGAAGCTTCTGACCCTGCCGATAAGATCATCATACACGCTGAGGATAAAGAAACTGCACAAAACTTAGCTCCTGAATTACTTGATTCTATTGGTAATGAGTTCGGTAATAGACCTACTCATTTATTAGATGCGAAGGTTGCTAGTATAAATAACTCGATGCGCAATGCATTTCATGAGATAGCAAACGGTGATGAAGTGCTAGGTAATACATTGGCTGACATCACTCAATCTATTGGTGATGCTAAGACTATTGCATCTAAAGTACTTGGGTTAGTTGGTGTGACTCGTTTGTTAGGGATTACCAAAGTCGAAAAAGAACTAGCATTAGCTAGGGGTAGAGTTATTAATTCTAAGCTAGCTGACCCTAAAGATCTTAACATGTTAGGCTCTATGCACATAGGGCATATGCAAATCTATGGTGATAATGCATGGGAAATAGTAGACCAACCTACTCATATGGGATTGGCTGACCAGTTAAAACTTGGCGAATCAATATCAGTTACACCATCAGGTATCAAAGCAGGTTCATCTAATTTCATTAAGGTGTCACATAAAGCACCTATTGATATGATTAAATCTACTGCTGATGAGGTAGAGGCTAGATGGTTACATGCTATTACATATGAAGGTAAGTTACCTAAAGGCGCTACAATAGCAGAGGATGACTTGCCATTTCTGAGTAAAGCATTAACTGAGCATGAAGATGATTCAGGTTTCAAGATACTGATGCAGGATAAATCTACTATAGAGATAAGTAATAAGGAAGAACTGCTACAGCTGTATCTGCATAATCAGGCCAGATATATTGATGAGTTACAGAAGGCATCAGCATCTAATCACATATCGTCAGACCCAGCAGATGTGGTAGCTAAGCTGAAGATGTATACTGGTGTACCATTCGCCACTGCTGATTTAGGCGAAAATACTATTGCTCAAACTTCAGCACACCCTAAGTTGTTTGGTTCTACTAAGCGATCAGAGATATTTGTTAATACTAAGTTCCTAACTCAGCTGCCTTTATCTCGCTTGATACAAGCTGTTAAGCATGAGGAAGGTCACCAGATGTATGACTTTATTATGGCTGAGGGATTAATGCCAGCTAATGTTAAAGATACTATTATGCAAGAAGCTATGAAGGCTTCTAAAACTATTAGGCCTGGTCACTGGGAAGGTAATAAGAATGTAGTGTATGAAGATAGCCAATTGCTGCAAGAACATGAAATGATGGCTGATTTGTTTAGTCATGTGTCTAGATTACCACATGAGGAAATTGCTAAACAATATCCAATGTTTTACAAAACACTCAACGGGCTTGTAAAGCCGCTATCACCTGAGGTTATTAATGCATTAGTATTAAAGTCGCATGAACTAACCAATGCAGAAGTAGCGCGTAGGGCTAATGTGACTATGGGTTGGTTAGAGAAGACTGGCCATGATCCTGTAGGTAATGCAGATAGATTTGCCTATCAGAAATGGGCGCAAGACTATACCAATAAGATTCAGGCAGGTAACAACACAGTTAAAAACCCTACTAAGATCTTATTACAGCCTCAAACTATTAAGATGGTTTATAATTCTGCACAGGTTAATAGATTAGACGGTAACTTATTATCCGGTGTTGCTGCTATAAAACAGAAACAAGTATTATTCCAGCAAGCTAATGATAGGGCAGTAGCATCTGTCGTACCTGAATTAGCAACTGTATTACCTGAGATATCTGATAATCTCATTAATTCAGCTAATCCTTTTGAAGCCAAGAAAGGTTTGGCCAACTTTGTAGATGCCAATTATGGTACTCTTGGTATGGTTGCTCAGAAGGTTGGTCAGATTTTAAATAAGGTCATAGTGGATAGAATCAGCACAGCTGAATCCAGATTAAAACCAGTATTAGATCAGTTTAATGGAGACCAAATAGCCACTACTGAGCTATCAATCTTGTTGAATGATCTGCGCGGTGCTGATAAGTATGTAATTGACCCAACCAATGCAGGCCGCTTGATTCATCGTGATGTGGCTCGCTATAATGTTGAAGTCGCTAAGGCTACTGCTGATGGTAAGGATGTATCCAAGATCAAGTTACCTGCTAAGATAATGGCAGATGCACCTGATACCATACTAATGAAATCTGCTAAAGTGCAGAAGTTTATAGCATTGCATACTGCAATGA